AAGCTGGTAGATCATGTCGATCACAACAGCGGCGCGGGCTTCGTTCAGGCTCTTAAACCACGGAAATTTTTCAGCATCTTTCAGACAGCTCTGAACATCTTTTGCAATGAGCTTTTCAGCCATTTCTTTTGTGAAGCCGTCTTTGAGTATTTCCGTAAGCTCGTCTGTGGTGAATCCCCTGTCCTCGTAGTTGTAACCGAAACCAACCGTCCACTTTTTTGCCGTACACTGGTAGGGCTTATCGCTGTAACCCTCGTATTCCTTGATTCTTTCCGCTATCAGTTCAATGTTCATATGTCTCTGAACTCCTTGCGTCTTCTGTTTGTGAGAACGTTCATTGCCGGGGGAGCGGGGGACTGTTCCCCTTCGCCTATCACAGCACCGATTGAAACATCGCCTTTCTGTATCAACCGCAGGTTTTTAAGCGCGTTCTGATAGCTGCGCTCAAGGCTCTCCGGCATTGCCATCGCGAAGCGGCGTTTGTAGAGCCGATATATGGCAATGTCGATCGTCAACTGGCTGATAAAGCGTGGGACAGAAGCCAGCGGCACTGTGTAACGTGCCTGAAGGTAGCTGTTCACCTCGTCGGCAGCGTCGGTTATGATGCCGTCAACAATATCAGTGTCCACCGATCCGGCGGACTGGTCGTCTGTCAGCTCTGTCAGCTCATTTTCAGCCACATATCTGCGGATGTCTTCAATGGTGCAGTACATGTTTTAACCGAAGATCATTATGCGGATGATGTCGCCGTCCGCCGCGGCAGCATCCACGGCTCTGCCCACTGTGATTCCGGCGGCTTTTGTGATAACCTTGCCGTTTGTGCCTGCCTGCACCTCCGCACCGGCTGTGATAGCTCCGCCCGCTTCGACAGGAATGATGCCGAGATCAACAGCAACGTCGTCACCTGTTTCGGCACTGTCGGCAAAAACACCCAGAGCTGCCGCACCGGACGCGGGGTATGTTCCGCTGAACCCGCAAAGCAGCATGGGTTCAACGGCTGTGGTTGCCTGCACTGTTGTTGATATTGCGACCTGTTTTGTGTACATGTTTTACCTCTTCAGGTATTTTTTGAGGCGTGATGCCTCTTCATCTGTAAGCTCTATCTGTGAGCCTTCTTTATAGGTTTTCCCGTCGTGGCGGATGTTGCATCCGCTGACTGTATAAGCCGTTTTATCCGGTTCAGTCATTTCGGGTGAGATTGCCGCGTTGCTGTCGCTCCTCTCAATGACGGGAGTTTCGGCGGGTTCTGCTGTCTCAGTATCTGCCGCCTGTTCAGTGGCAGGTGCTTCCTGTTCTTTTTGCTCTGCTGTTTCACTGTTTGCGGCGGTTTCGTCTGTATTGTCTGCTGTCTGTTCCGTTTCTGATGAGATTGCCGCGTCGCTGTCACTCCTCGCAATGACGGGAGTTTCAACAGGTGTTTTTTCCTGTTCTTCGGTTTTTACTGTTTTTTTAGCCATGCTGTTACTCCGTTACATTCTGGATAAGGAATCCCGCTTCAGCACCTACAAGCGCAGGTTTGCGCACGTCTGTACATCTGACACCCACGACCTTGCCGGGGTTAAGAGGTACTTCGTCAACAACAAGCGCATCGTTGCCGTGGCGCAGTGTGTAACCGTAGCTGGGTTCTTCGTAACTGCGTGCCGCTTCGTTTTCGGGAACGTAGGCGAAGATGATGTTGTCTCCCCAGACGTCGGAATTTACTCCGCTGTCAGACGCATAAACTGCACGACCCACCGACACTTTTTTGATGCCGAGAATCTCGCCAAGCAGTTCGGCGGTGAGGATCCCTTTCATGGAATATTTGATTTTGTCTTCTAATGCAGGGTGTTCTGAGAGCGTATTAAATGACTGCGCTCCCATTGTTACTGTGTTCGGCAGTTTGCCTATATCTTTGCGGACTGCTTCCATACAGTCTTTCAGAAACTGCACAGGTTTTGCCTCGTTGTTCAGACAGGACGAGCCGGAGAGCGCAACCTTGTGGGTTGAGCTGTAGTTCGCTGCGTTCTGTGCGATATCTGCCGCCGCTTTTTCGAGACCGAGCAGAAGGATATCCATAACAACCGAGGTTGCACGAACCTGTTTGTCATAGAACGCTTCCGAATCTTCCAGCCAGTCAATAGGGTAGACTATATCGTGTTCTTTCAGTACAACATCAACCGTACCGATTTTGTCGGGGTTCATGACGTTTGAACCTGCACGGGGCGCACGGCTTGTGTTGTAAAGTTTAAACGCTTCCTTACCGAACACGGGGATTGTTACGCCTACCTTGTCAACACGCACCACAGGGAACAGTGAAGCAGCTACCATCTCCGCGTTTTTGTAACCTCTGGCTATGTTTGTCAGAACCTGATTGACGATCCTTTCGTTTTTAAGAGACATTAAGCACCTCCGATTTCGGCTGTCGCCATGCGCGCGGCGGTTATATAGTCAAGGGACGTGTTCGCCGCCATGAACTCAAGGGCTTTGTCGTGAACCGTTTTTGATTCTTCCGATGCTCCTGAAACGTATTTGCCGGATGCGGCGGGCTTGTCTGCTGCGGCTTTCTTTTTGTCTGCAAACTCGTTAAGCTCGACCTGCTTGGGCAGTGATTCACAGAATTTTTTGAAAAGCGCTGTTACGTCCTCTTTCTTTCCGTCTGCAAATTCATATGTGCCGAGGCTGTCAGCAGCTTCCAGAAACTGAAGCATTGCGGGCTTCATTGCCGGCGTGAGCCTGCCTTCTTTTTCCAGAGCCTCGCAAAAGCTGTTATGCTCCTGCTGCTTGAGTTTCAGCTCAAGCTCTCTGATTTTTTTATCTTTCTCGTCCATATCTTCTCCTTCGCTGAACGAATTTTTCTTGTCCGCTTTTTCTGCGGCAGCGAGCCTGTCTTCAAGCTCCTTTATCCTTTTGTCCTTTGCGTCACCTTCGGGTTCTGCAAACGAGAACTCAAAATCCGCCGGAACCTCGTCCGTACGGAATTCTTTGAACGAAACCTCTGCAAGCCCTTTCACGGCGGGCGGAACAGCGCCGAGAAAACCAACATGGCGCAGGAGCTTATCTGCATAAAGCGAGATGCTCCTCTTGGGGTATTTTCTTGCTTTGACCGCTTCCATGAACTCCGCAGACAGGTCTTTCAGATTTGCAAAAAGCGTGTCGCCCACGGCTTCCAGAGACTCCACCCAGCCGTATGCCGGGTCGTTATCCTTTGGGTGTCCCACCACCACGGGAGCTTCATGCTCTTTTTGTCCGTTGTATCTGTCTGCGATTGCTTTCAGGTCTGCGTTTGTCCACGTTGCGGTTTTTCCGTTCATGGCGGTGTGTGTTCCCGCCTTAAAAACCTCAATCCGTTTGCTCATGTTTACCTCCATGTTCGCAACTTTATTGATTTTTCAGGAACTATCTAATGAACCGTTCATTGCACCCTGCATTAGAATATTCATTTAATTGTAGGTAGTTTGGCGGCACAGCAAGGAGGCGTAATGGATGACTTCAAAATTGTTTCGGAGTTTTTGAAATACGGCGGGGTGCCTGTCCTGATATTCGTTATCTGGATGGCTTATCACAAAGCACAGAGGCAGGCGGACAAAGAAACCCATGACGCTTCTGTAAAGATGTTCAAGGAGATTATTGACGGACAGGCAAAGAGGGAGGAACAGCATTTTGAGCTGCTGAAAGAGATGATTGAACAGCAGTCATACATAGGTGAGAGGCTTTCCCGCCTTGAACAGAAGATGGACACAAACCACTGGTGTCCGCTAATCCGTGAAACCTCAAGGGGTAAATGATGAATATGGAAAGAGCCGCCCTGAAAGGGCAATTACAGGACGCAAAAAAAGAGCATAACGACCTTGACCTCCTTGCAGCCGGACAGATCATCGCGGCGAGAGGTTTCATAAATCCGTATACCGAGGACGTGACCCTTCTTGAAACAGAAAAGGCTCTGGCACAGGTCAGGGCTTTGCACGAAACGGTTGAAAAAATGCGAACACTTAAAACACGCATAAAGAAACTTGAGGATGCTCTCAATGGCTAAGAAATCAGCATACTTCGCCGAAGCGGAGCGGCTTTATGTCACAGAGAGTTGCACACTGGAGGAGATATCCGCCCGCCTGCGCAACGTATCTGTCCGTTCGCTTCAGGACTGGAAAACAGAGGGCGACTGGGAAAACAAACGCAGGCAGTTCATTCAGCAGAAAGAGAGCTTCTCGGAAGAGCTTTACGG